TAATGGATAACGTTACTGCATTTCCTTCAGACGGATATGACGGAATGGTATTTGAAGGCAATATTCCAATTACCTCTATGTGCTCACACCATCACCAAACAATCCAAGGCCGGGTTCATATCGGTTACATTCCTTCACCGACAGGTATGGTCGTTGGTTTATCAAAGTTAAATAGGATTGTTGAGTACTTCGGAAGAAGAGGAACAATCCAAGAGCAGTATACAGTTGCAGTCCATAACGCAGTAAATAAGATCTGCGAGGGTAATGAAGGAGTAGCTGTAATGGTTGAAGCAACCCACAATTGTGTATCTTGTAGAGGAGTAAAGCATGCAGGAGCTTCTATGAAGACTTCGAAGTTATCAGGATGCTTTATGGTGGAAGATTCAGCAAGAGCAGAGTTTTATGAATTCGTTAAAGGATATAGCTGCAAGTAATGATTAAGATAGCACACGAATCTCCTATTGACTTATTCTCTTACGTTCAAACTAAGACTGATTACGATTATTGCTTAGTTCATTTGTTAGAGGAGAGTGAAGCTTACAAAGAAGCCTTTGTTAAAGCATGTAAAGAACGAGAAGTTATTTTAGATAACTCAATCTTTGAACTAGGAGAAGCTTTCGATATGAGGAAGTTCTTTGAATGGAATAACAAGCTTGAACCTACCTGGTATATTATTCCTGATGCTTTAGAGGATGCAAAGACAACAATCTTTAACGCTTATGTATGGAATCAGTTTCATAGACCAACCGCTAAAGGTAAGAGCATTGCAGTAGTTCAAGGAAAGACTTATGAGGAGATCGTGGAATGCTATCAGACTTTGGATGAGAAGCTGGATATCGATATGATTGCTATCTCATTTGATTATTCTCTGTACGAACAGATAGTCCCTAACCCAAACAAGCTTGTAAGCTGGATGCTAGGGAGAGTTGCTTTGCTAGGTAGACTAGAGAAAGACAATGTAATTAATAAACAAAAACCTCACCACTTACTCGGTTGTGCATTACCTCAAGAAGGTCAGTTCTACAAAGGATATGATTGGATCTACTCAATAGATACTTCTAACCCAGTAGTACATGCTATTAAAGGAATTCCTTATCCCTACTCCGGGCTTAAGACAAAAGAGTCTCAGAAGCTATTTGAATTAATTAACTACCCAGCAGACCAAATCAGCAAGCATAACTTAGATTGGAATATTGACGTCTTTAAAGGATGGTGGAATGGGTAAGTGGATTGCATTCTTCTCTCAGACCGGTAACGAGATTGCTGAAGTAAGTAATCAGTTAGGTCGATGGCCTGATGTTATTATTACCAATGAAAGACCGGCTCGGTTAAGGAAGATAAACGAGGATGTACTATCTAAAAATATTATTACATTACCGAATAAGCCTTCAGTAGAAGAGTATGTAGAGGTTCTATCAAAAGTAATCGGTGCTAATACATACGTTATCACTTTACATGGATGGTTAAAAGTGATTCCTGCAGAAGTGATTGAAGAGTATTCAACTATATACAATGGACACCCTGGTTTAATTAATAAGTACCCTGAATTAAAAGGAAAAGATCCTCAAATGAAAGCTTGGAATTTAGACTTAAATACTTCTGGCTGTATTATTCACCAGGTAACAGCAGGAGTAGATGATGGTCCAATAGTTAGATTTAAGGAAGTAAGTATTAGGAACCTTACAATGGAACAAATGTTTCAGAAACTTCATAATGTCTCGGTTGATATGTGGGTAAACTTTTTAAAGAGACATTGGCTTTAATTAAATTAATTTCTTATATTAGTACAAATGAAAGTATCATTCACAGGAGCTCAATCAACAGGTAAGACTACTCTACTAGAAGCAATCAAGCAGAACGAGGAGTTTAGATACAAATACGAGTTTATTGATGAGATTACCCGCCGGATGGTTAAAAAGGGACTGAAAATAAATGAAGCAGGAGGTAATACTACCCAGCTTTTAATTATGAACGAGCATATTAAGAATACTCTATACTCGGATGCTATTATGGATAGATGTGTTATCGACGGAGTAGTTTATACTCATTGGTTATACCAGCAGGGAAGTGTTGAGAAGTGGGTATGGGAATACTCTATGAACGTATTTAATCACTACAAGGATCGCTATGATTATATCTTCTACCTAAAGCCTGAATTCGATATCGTAGACGATGGAACCAGAAGCACTAATACTCAATTCAGAGACGATATAGTAGAATTGTTTGATAGATACATTAAGCATATAAAAATTCCTATTATATACCTAACAGGAACAGTAGAAGAAAGATTAGAAAAATTTTATACAACAATAAAGAATCATGGATAATAATCAAAATACAGTAATTGAAATTGCCGGTAAGCACTTAGGTAAAGTGGGCGGTGAGGGTTACAAGTCAACGTATGCTCCTGAGCTACTCGTTGCAGTACCCCGCTACTACAACCGAGAGAGTTATGGCATTAAGGAAGGTGACCTACCCTTTGTAGGCGGTGATGTTTGGAATGCTTATGAAGTATCAGCAATCACAGAAAATGGACGTCCGGTAAACGGAATGATGAAGATCTACTGTCCGGCAGATAGTCCTGCTCACGTAGAGTCTAAGTCGATCAAGCTTTACTTGAACTCCTTCAACATGACCCGTTTGGGTTCTACAGCACAGGAATGTATTAACTTAGTCGAGCAGATGGTCGCTAAAGACTTATCTGAATTGCTACAGACAGAAGCAGAAGTTAAGTTCTTCACGAACGAGTTTAACCCTGAAGTAAAGTTTGGATCAGATTTCCTCGACTTGGATGCAGCAGTCGACCTAGACGAACTAACCTTCGATACCTTTCATTCAGATGCTAACCAGCTACAAACTACAATAGCAGGTCCGGAAGAGATGAAAGTAACAACTAAAGTAACTTCAAACCTTTTAAGAAGTAACTGTAGGGTAACCAACCAACCGGACTGGGGCGATGTTTATATCGAGATCGAGACTACCGGAACAAACGCTCCTGATTTCAAATCATTAGCAAAGTACATCGTATCACATAGGGAAGTATCTCATTTTCACGAAGAGATTTGTGAGATGATGTTCGTACATTTATTAGAAGCTTATCAACCATCCCGTTTGATGGTAGCTTGTCTATATACCCGTAGAGGAGGATTAGATATCAACCCTATCAGAGCAACTCATACAGAAATGATCCCTACAATATTCACAGATGTAAATTACAGAAACAAAAAAACACTTAGACAATAATATGACAAACGTACTCGTACTCGGTATCGTAGGCGCATTTATCATTTTGGTAATTGCTGCTTACCTTCAGTCAAGAAAAACTCGTCAAGAGTTAATCGCTGAAATGGAAGAAGAAATTCTTCGTCAAAAAGCTCCCGTAGCAAAACCTGCTCCGGTTGTAGCTAAAGTTAAACCTGCAGTAGTAGCTGTAAAAGAGATTCCTGCAGTAGTAGAAGCATTAGCAGCTAAAGCAATAGTACAGGAAATGATTACAACTCAAGAAGCACCTGCTGTAAAGCCAAAAGCAAAGCGTAAGCGTCCAGCTAAGAAAAAACCAGCGCAAGATTAATAAAATAGAACACGCGAATTCTCAAGAACTTCCCCTCACCGGGAGAGAATATGAGTAAGAATAAGGGGCCTACGGGCCCTATTCTTTTAGTTGTTTAGTTGAAATATAATTCGTATATTAAGTAGATGGAACAGATAGACGTAGTTAAGTTAGCTCAAGATCTTAAAGCAGGATCAGAGAGTGCTAAAGCACTTTTATATACTAACTACAAAGCATACTTTTCAAAACTAGCATACAGGTATGTCAATAATGTAGATGATACAGATGATGTAGTCTGTGATAGCTTTGTAAGAATCTTTAGGTATATTGGACAACTAAAGGATGATAATTACTTAGTAGCATGGTGTGGTAGAGTGGTAATAACCACAGCACTTAATCATATAAAGAAGAGAAAGTATGAGCAATACCAGAAGGATGTAACCGTAGTAGATCCAGGAAGATGTAATGATACTCATTCACCTATAGACTTACAGGCGGTTATGAGGTGTATAGATAATCTAGCACCGGGGTATAAAAAAGTGGTTGAACTATTTTGTATTGAAGGACTATCAGGACCGGAGATAGCAAAGGAATTAAATGTAGGACACGTAACTGTTCGATCACAATTATACAAAGCAAGGAAGGTATTAAAGAAAGCTATGAGATATGAATACTGATCTTAATAAGGAGTAGAGTAATTCAGGATATAGCCAATATAAAGAAAACCGTATAGAAAATCATAGCGGAGTAAACCGTAGAGTACTATGTTATAGGTAACCGTAGGAACTAGACAACCGTAGTGAGTAAACCGTATAGGTAACTGTAAAGAAAACCGTAAGGAGTCAACCGTAGTGTTAGACAACCGTAGCTTATTAAACCGTAGAGTATACTATAGATAAGTATAGACGTATGGTAAGACTATAAGACAAAGAGAAAACATAATATAAAGGGTATGGGTGATATGGGAAGTGTGTAATGAAAAGTAATGTGTGTTAACTAGTAGTGGGTATAACATGGTACTATATAAAAGAATGGTAATGGTGTGTAGAAAATAGACAAGGGAAGAGTGGAGAGTATTTAGGATAGTTTACCGGCATGTGTACCGTCCCGGTCGATTTCGCAAGACTCGCCGGTCGATCGACTCGAGGTACCGCCCCGGGCATGGGGGGAGACCTGCAGGAACAGTGGGGGGGTAAGGGGAGACCCGCCGCAGGCGGGACATGGGGGGAGGTCTGGGAAAAGAAACCGCTGGGGAAGACTTGTGGGTATGTGGCTCTAGGGGAGTGGTAAGGTACCACTGAAAGTACCACTTATTCCAGGGCCCAACCTACGTCTGATTTCTTCAACCCCTTTGGAGCCGCCCTTCGTACTATCTTCCGACATCCTAAAGATACGAACTTTATATCAGGGGACAAACACTTTTTTTTATTTTTACCATATTTATTAATGTAGTCTACAGAGACATTGACGTTACATAAGGAAACGAGCTTAGGGCACATAATAAAATAACAATCAAAAGCTTCTAGAACCTACAGAAACACTATAGTGGCCACAAAAAATGCTTTGGATGGTCGTTATTTTTTTTTGTCTAAAGGTTGCTTCTTCGGAGGCTTATTCGTATATTTAGGTATCAATAAGATAAAAACAGTTATGAAAAACACATTTTTAACCACAGAGCAGATCGCCATTATGGCCCCTGCAGTTCTCGAGACTGGTGTCTCTTCAAAAGTATCTTCAAAGTATGTTCACGTACCCACTATCGATTTAATCGGTGATATGGCTACAATGGGCTGGAATGTTGTTGATGCAAAGCAAAGAAAGACTCGCAAAAATGAAGCGGGTGGAAGCTTTAGTAAGCACATGGTTGTATTCAGAAACGACGATGTAGTTATTAAGAGTGAGGATGGTGAGATAGTTTATCCTCAGATCCTATTGAGTAATTCTCACGATGGTCTTTCTTCATTCCAGTTCAGAGCTGGTTTGTTCAGATTGATTTGTTCTAATGGGTTGGTTATTGCAACCAAAGATTTCGGTTCTATGACCATCCGTCATAAGGGCTATTCTTTTGAGGAGTTAAAGAAGACGGTTATGGGGTTGGTTGAAACCTTACCGGTGACTGTTGAGACCTTGAATAAATTTAGAGAGGTTACTTTGACTGAGGATCAGAAGGTTGAGATGGCTTTGGCTGCTTTGGGTATTAGATTTGGAGAAGGTGGAGCTGAGGTTACGGCTGAGGAAATTCTTAAGCCTGTTCGTTCTGAGGATGAAGGGAATGATCTTTGGACAGTCTTTAATGTGATTCAAGAGAAGATGGTTCGTGGTGGTTTTAAATACAAAGCCTCTACCGGCCGAAATAAGACGGCTAGGTCTATCAAGAACTTCAATAGGGATATTGAATTGAATGAGAAGCTTTACGAGCTTGCAGAATCGTTCATTTAAAGAGTGGGCCTTCGGGCCCATTTTTTTTTATTTTAGTTGGTCCCTTGGAGGCTTATTCGTATATTTAGGTATAGGAAAAAAGAAATAAAAAAAAGGTTATGATAATCACAGGAAAAAACAACATCGAACTCTTCAGATTGAAGACAATCATCACAGGTCTTGAATTTGAAATCAAAACAGGCATGAAGATGTCTAGATTTTCAGCTAGGGATGCAGCTAAGCAGACATTGGGATTAAGTTCTAAATCCAGAGTGCAAAGCATTGAGCTCTACTACTGCATGGTTGAGCTGCATAATGAGAAGGTAAGAGAACTTACAGAGCAATAGCTTAATTTAGGTTATATTAGAAGCTGGCCCCGAAAGGGGTCGGTTTTTTTTTATTCCCCTTTTTTTTAAAAAGAACAGCCTACGTCTGATTTCTTCAGGTTTTTACCCCGCCCTTCGTACTCCATCTTTCCGACATCCTAAAGATACGAAAAACAATTTTAATTTCCAACAAAAGAAAAAATAAATTAGTTGTTTGTTTAGAGGCTTATTCGTATCTTTAGGTATGGGAAATAAAGAACTATTAGCAATTGCAGATGACACTAGCAGGACTCCAAAGGAGAGAGACTTGGCTAGAATCTTAGCATTATCAACAATGATGTTGACTAGCGGTAACTACGAAGGAGCTTCTAACATTCTTAATATTTATGTTGAGGAAAAAAATAAAATAAAAGTTGGTTATTAAAGAGAAGATTCGTATCTTTAGGTATAGAAAAGAAATAAAAAAAGGTTATGATAAACAATATTAAAAACGCAATCGACAGGGTTTCCAACAGCTACCCTTCCATCTTTACTAAAGATGATGTAATTAAGTTGTTAGCAGATTTATCTGCAGAAATGCAGGATGAAACTCCAAAGCAAGTAATTGATAAGGATGTTCTCCTAACTACTTTCCGACAAATGCTCTCAGAGAAGGATTGGGATGATGTTGTTGATAAGGATGATATCGAATTGAGCATAGGTTATGATAATAAAATTGAAGTTGATAGGGTTGCAATTAATGAGGATTTCTTAATTGATTCAGCTGTTGATTCATTGGAAGCTCTTTGGGATGTCTTAGAGGAGGCAGCAAACGAAGATTAAAAAAGATTGGGGGAGGGTTGGTGCCCTCCCTTTTTTTTCGTATATTTAGGTATGGTTAAAAAGACAAATAAATCCACCGACGAGACTTCCTTCCACAACATTACGATTAAAACGACCTTGGGTAGGTTGAGAGCAGCATTCGGAGATCCGCAATGGGAGAGTAATGACGGGGAGGATAAAACTAATATCGATTACAATTTGGAAACTCCCGACGGAGATGTATTCACGGTTTACGATTGGAAAAATTATCGCCCCATTGGTGAGGATGAGGTTTTGGATTTTCACATCGGAGCAGATTCAAGACGAATTGCTTTCCAGGCAAAAAATGAAATGCATAAAATGGGACTTTTTGTTGGTTAATTGAAATATAATTCTTATCTTTAGGTATGGAAGTTAATAAGGTTATAGAATTGCTAGGAGATAAGATCTTCACAGTTTCCTTCACAAAGAAGGATGGTTCAATCAGATTGATGAATGCTCGTAGGGGTGTTACTAAAGGAGTCAAAGGAGTTGGAATGTCTTACAGTCCCTCTGAGAAAGGATTGGTCGTTGTCTTTGATATGCAGAAAGAAGCATTCAGGATGATTAATGCTAATACCATTCATGAGATTAAAGCAGACAAAAATATTTACGTTTTTAAGGATGGAGAGTTGGTTCTTTGAACCAGCTTTCGTATCTTTAGGTATAGAAAAAGGTTATGATAAAGCTAGTTGCCGGATATAGGCCCATCACAGACGAAGGAAGGAAGCTTGAGATTGCTTCTTCAGACAAATTGAAACTTGAGTTGACAAGCTCCTATAAGAGAGAGACTCTCTATCAGGACTTTGATTGCAATGTTTACACATACGCTCAATTAGCCGGCACAGTAGTTCGCTTCATGGATGGAGCAACTATGGAGTTGGAATTCTAATAATTAATTCTTATCTTTAGGTATGAAAATAAAGGATTTGATATTAGAATTACAGAAACAGAATCCAGAATCAGAAATTGAGTTTGTTGGTCTGGTTGAGTATGGGTTTGGAGAGGGGATGGAATTTGTTTCTGAGGATTGTCACATTCAAGAAGAAGATGGATTCATTCAATTAATTATTCAAGGAGAAGAAAACTAAAGGTTATGAAAATATTAGAAAATCACGAAGAACAGATTCTGGTTCGAACTTACTACATCATGATGGATGACACACGACACGTCTGGTATAAGGAGTTCATGAACCCAGAAGGAACAAAAGTCCTCGATGTTGATATTGTTGATGAGGATAATTACTCAATCATTCTGGAGTTGAATGATGATGATGTTCAAAGAATTGAAAGCATGGTTGAAGCTTATAATGAGTATGGGGAGTTTGCTTATCAAGATAAATTTTAAAAAAAGAGTTGTTGATTTAAAAAATAATTCATATATTTAGGTATAGAAAAATAAAGGTTATGGAAAACAAAAAATTATTCTCAGACACAATTACTGACGAGCAGTATAATAAGCTTACTTCCCGGAGCATAGCTTACGAACGAAAGCCAAATCATCCTGATGACATTCGGTCATCGATTAACTTCAATGAATTGCATGAAAGCGTTCGAGAGATTGTTTCTAGTCTTCCGATAGTCGAATTCCCGAACTCATTCTTCGATTACTTTTTGGATGGAGATCAGCAGTTCTACTTGGTTACTTATAAAGAGAAAATCTTCCTGGTTGATACTCAGGGTTATGATTATGCCCGGTATGTAATTCAGCTAAAGGATTTGGTTATTCTTGAGAAAGCTGATACTATGCAGATGAAGAGTCATCCGGGAATGGTTGAGGAGGTAATTAGCATGCTCAAGCATATGGATGTTGACGGGGAGACTATGGAGTATATCATTCGGAGTGTAGGGATGGAAGAGCAGATGCTTCGTCAATTATTCTTGACCGGGGATGATTACTTGTTAACTAATTTAGTTGCAGGAAGGGAATATGGATTCCATATTTAACTACTATGACTACATAAACCACTACGGGAATAGAATGTTTGCAATAGCCGGTGTGAAAGCCATGCCGGCTAGATACTGCAGCATCCTCTTCACAGGCTCTTTTAAAGAGTGCATGGAGAGGCTTGACCCTCCCGGCTTAGAAGGTTCGGTAGAGGATTTGCAGGCAAAGGTTGCTATCCCGATAAATATTTCTTATCTTTAGATATGATAGAAGAGTTATTAGAGAAGAGAGAAGATCTGTTTGAGATTGCTGCCTTGCTATATGGTGACGCTTTTGTTACATGCAAAGACTTTTGGGGGTCTCCGACTGAGAGACACTTGCAGGAGCTATATGAAGAGCTCTACAACCTGGGGTATAAGTTCCCGGAGCCTTCAGAGGAGCAGAAAGATGCAGCGATAATTTTAGCAAAAAAGTTAGGATTAGGGTTGCCTCCAGAGGATTAATTTCATATCTTTAGGTATAGAAAAAAGAAATAAAAAAAAGGTTATGACACAAAATGAAAGTTTAGAAATCATCAAAGCAGCTCTTATCGAGAAAAGAGATGCAGTTGAACTCGCTTGTGAGGCTCTTGGGAAAGAAGCTAAGGAAGAAAAGAAAGCAATCTTTGAGGAGCTGTTTGCAGAAGAATTACTATCCTATGCAGATGTTGCTATGGAGGTTGGTTATAGTGGAATAGTTTTTAAGGTTGGGTATAAAGAGATTGGAAGTATTAATGAGAGGAGCTATTGGAGAGATGAAGATAAGGATAAGAAATATTATTTTAATACTTACTCTACTATATGCGAAGATGAATTTGAATTTAAGAGATTAATTTTCAATGGTAAGATTGCATTGAGGATGTGGTTTGATATGGATAGCATTAGAGAAGCATTTGCTACTCCGTTTAGTAGAAAAGAAATATTTGATGCTTTATCTCAAGATCTAAATATCCTTTCAGGAGAGATTAAGCAGAAAGAATATCAGATGGTTGAAGTTAGAAAGCAAGATATTATCGATAAGTTGAATGGAGAAGGAATGGAATGGAATTCAAATAAATGTTTCGAATTTAATCGCCAATGGACTTCTTATTTAGTTAAGAAAGTAAAAATCGTTAAAGCAACTAAATCCGGCAAGACTGTTGACCTGGAAGTTACCTATGCTCTATATGATTGGAGTTATGATGATGAGGGTAATAGTAAGCGAGTAGAAAAAGAGGACCGAATTGTTACGCATGAGGGAATCAAAATGGAGTACGTGATGAGTAATTTTAGTGACCTAATTTATATCTAAGAAACCTTTATTTTCTTTTCATAAAAAGTTGGGGGCCAGTAGGTCCCCTGCTTTTGTTTTCGTATCTTTAGGTATCAAAGAAATAAAAAAGGTTATGAACAGAAACGAAATGATGACAGCACTCCAAGAGAGAGGAGTTAATGTAGTAGGAACAACAGAAGAGTTCGGCATTGGCGGAGAAGGTATTTGGGTATCAGGAGAGTCTACTCCCAGCTTATTCGATTACTACTCTGAGAGATGGATGGACACCTTCGGAGTACAGCCTAAGTTGAACGACTTCGTTGAAGAGAATGGATGGTACTTTGAGTGGCATGATGCAGGTACAATGATGGTTTGGCTTAGCTAAAATAATAAAAAAAAGAGTTGCCTCTTCGGAGGCTTCTTCTTATCTTTAGGTATAATAAAAAAGAAACAAAAAAATAGGTTATGAACATTCAAACATTATCTTACAAAGAACTAGTAGCAGAAGCTACTACCAAAGGTCTCCAGAAGGCTAGTCAAACCAAGAAGGAAGACTTGATCAAATTCTTAACCGGGCTAACAGCTCAGAAGAGAGAGAAGAAGCCGGTTGATCCTCGCATCGTTGAGATGGCAGATGGGTCTTTGACCACTAGAGAGATTGCTAAGGAGCTTGGAGTGAAGTACTCGGATGTTTATTTTGCTTTGAAGAAGGCGGGGTTAACGTCTAAGCCAGTGAAGAAAAAAGATTAAAAAAGATTAGGGGGAGGGTTGGTTCCTCCCCTTCTTCTTCGTATCTTTAGGTATGGAAATAAAGGTTATGAAAAAATTAGATTACATCTCAGAATCAGATAGTATTATCGGATGGTCAGATTCAACTATTGCTCAGTCAGAGGCTAGCGATTGCTTTGTAAGAGCAATAGCAGCAGCTACAGACTCTCCTTACGATGTAGCTCATAAGTATGTTGCAGAGGTCTTCAATAGAAAGCCTAAGCAGGGTACTATGCTTGTTGCTCGTAAGTTAAAGGAGCAGACAGAGGTGTTAGGAAAGAAAATCGTAGAGCTAGGAGAGCCTTGCAAGACGTTCCCTAATAGCCCATACAGGATGGTTACCCGATATAATAACAGAGGAGTAATCGTAGAGAGACAGATGACCCTTCAGACATTCGTAAAGCAGAACCCTAATGGCTCTTATATCTTAATCGTAGCAAAGCATGCATTCGCTCTGAAGGATGGTAAAGTCGTAGGAGGGAATAATAGGGATGCAAAAGAACTTAGAAAGAGACTTCATTCGGTCTTTATGATTCAAAATTGAAACCTTTAGTTTTCATATAGGGGGGAGTCGGCCGGAGGGTCGGCTCTTTCTGTTACCGGTAGTAGTAGGTAGGTAGTAGGTATCATCTATGTACTCAATACAAGTGTAGTTAATATCACTATAGTAGGTATACGGTAGGCTCGTAGCCAGACCTACGCGTATTTTTCCGACAAAATTCTACCTTATAGTGTATATATCTATATAATAACGTAATAAGTATAAGGTAGGTATCTCCCAAAGTCTTTTTAAATGACAATGTAACTTATAATGAATAGTATGAATACGGTGATAACACTTGGATAACCAAACTACCCCTATAAATTCCAAATTGTAACCTAGGTCAGAAAACCCATAGACTCAATTTTTTTTTCCGGAAGATTTTTAGTGTATAGTTGATTATATAAGTATATCTTCGTATATTTACATAATAGAGAATATGGATAAGAGCATAGTAGATCTTAATATTACAACAAAGACATCAGGTTTTGCATCACCGGCGGAAGTTTACGTCACCAAACGGCTCGATCTCCATGAATTAATAATTAATGACATTTTTACGACCTTTTACTTCCGTTATTCCGGTCCGTCAGCCTTAGGGATTAAAGAAGGAGACGTTTTAGTGATCGATAAGGCCGTAGTAGCAGTGACGGGTGATCTAGTAATTTTAACTTCAGGAGGTACTTTTACCGTTGGGGAGTTTTTAGGTCAGGAGGAAGTGTGGGGTAAAGTTACTTGGGTGTTACATAAGAAGTAATGAATAGAAAGATAGCGATCATTGATTGTAATAATTTTTACGTAAGCTGTGAGAGGGTTTTTAATCCTATTTCAGTAGGGAGACCGACTGTTGTGTTATCTAATAATGACGGCTGTGTGATTGCACGAAGTCAGGAGTCTAAGGCCTTAGGCATTAAAATGGGAGAAGCTTTCTTTCTAAGAAAGGATTTTATGGAGGAGCATAAGTTCTGCGTCTACTCTTCGAATTATAACCTTTACGGGGATATGTCCGATAGGGTTATGTCTATCATAAAACGGCATGCAGTTAACGTCGAAGTATATTCTATCGATGAAGCGTTTGTTGATTTTAGTAATATTCCCGACGGTGATCTTTCCGATACTTTAATTAGGATCCGTGAGAAGATCCGGAAAAGTACTGGTATACCTGTCTCTATCGGCGTCGGCCCGAATAAGACTTTAGCAAAGCTGACCTCCTTTATTGCTAAGAAGTCAGAGGGGTATAACGGTGTCTGCTCTTTTTGGGATCTTGAGAACTTTGAAGAGATTATCTCAAAGATTGAAGTCGGCGATGTATGGGGAATAGGGTGGAATTGGAATGCAAAGCTAAAAAACTTTGGTATTAAATCTGTTAGAGAGTTTATGAATATACCGCAGCATACAGTCGGCAAGTTGCTTAACGTGAGCGGGGTCAAGACCCAGTTAGAGCTTAACGGCGGTCACTGCTACCCTATCTCCTTAAAATCAAAGATTAAGAGAAACATCGCTTCCACCAGGAGCTTTGGCGAGGATATTTCAAGCTTTGATCAGATCGCAGAAGCAATGTATACCTATATCGAGAACGCAGTACGGAAGTTAGAACAAAATAACCTTCATGCCTCCCGGTGTTCCATCTTTGTGTGCGGAAATAAACATAAAGGTGATGAGCATTATAATTCCTGCGAAATTCAATTTCAACATTCAACCAGGGTTACTTCGGATATTTGGAATCAAGTTCAACCTCAACTGCTCCGGATCTTTACTGCTGGAAAACTTTATAAGAAGTGCGGTATTATATTCTCTCATCTCTCACCGGAAAATTCTATTCAAAGTTCTCTTTTTGATATACCGTTAAAAGAGTTACCTAAACCTTCAAACGCCGATAAAAAATGGAAGATGAGACAGGATTTTCTCTCAAAAAAATATACTACGGTTTGGGATGATATTCCGTTAGTTACTGGTTAATACAATAACATTTGTTTTCTTGATTAATTATTCGTATATTTACATACAATAAAGGTTATGAGACGTAAACATATATCACTATTCGAATTAGCTATACTTGAAGCTCAAGGGTTTGTTACTATCTACTGTATGTTGAACCCTAGTACGGTACCTAACGTACCTGGTAAGATCCCTGAATATTATAATAACTTTCAGAATTTACTTTTAAAGTACCCCCGGATACCTTCGGAAAGTGTTTTAGACTTCATAGGATGTGAGTATGTTTCCGATATAGAGATACGTTCTAATGACAGCGGCGGCTCTATCACTTGGATACTCTTGTATGCCAAAGATAAACTCAAGTTACAAGATAGAGAAAGAGCAGAAACTTCAGGTAAGTATGTTTATGTGCTCACTAATGAGGCATATCCTAACTTATGTAAGGTCGGTAAGGCAGTAAACCCGGAGACAAGGATCAACGGTATCAATTCGGCCGGTACCGTGTCCGAATGGATCTTACGGTATGCCCTACCAGTCACTAATGACTATAAGGTTGAAAACCTGGTTCATAGACACCTTCAAGAGTTTCGTAGAGACTCTGATCAAGGTCATGCCCGGGAGTTCTTTGAGGTTGACTTTGATACTGCCGTCAAAGCGGTTGAATACTTTGGGAAAGATTTTTATGCCGGTGAATCAATTATTTATTAAGATCATGGAGAAGGAAGAGAAGTTTAACGGTCTTGAACGCCGGCACGTCCGGCAGATCATCCGTCGAATGATGATTCAAAAGATCAAGCCGTCTGGAAAGGTCTATGATAGAAGAAAGTCTAAGAAGGATTTGCCTTGATACTCCTTAGTTCATATATTTATATATATGCCTGGAAGGCGAACTAGAATGCTACTGTGGTGGAATAGGTAGACACGCAGGACTTAAAATCCTGTGGGCAGTAATGCCCGTGCCGGTTCGATTCCGGCCAGTAGTACCAACTTATGAAAAAACTAATCTATATCGCCGTGATGGTCATTTTGGCAGCTTGCTCGAACGAGACCTCTACTACATCTACTGACACAGCTTGTGTTGATTCTACCTGTTGTGATTCATCTACAGTAGATTCTCTTCTTGTTGAAGATAGGAAATAATAAACCTATCTGATCTGATCTTGTAGCTTAGCTGGATAGAGCAACGGTTTTCTAAACCGTAGGTCACAGGTTCGAATCCTGTCAGGATCACAAATTAGAAGTTCTTTGACTTAAAAAAAAAGAAACAAATTATGAATGAAATTATTTTAGCTTACGGTCTAGGAGTTGTCAGTGTTAGTGTTTTAATACTAATGAGGGTAGTTCTTAGGTCAGACAAAAAAGTTACCGAACTCGAACAGGTGATTGAGAATTCAATGCGTGACCATCAAACATCATTACAGGATGTCTATCGACAGATAGAAACTGTAGAGCGTAAGGTCGCTTATCAAAATCAAGAATTAGATCGAAAGATCGACTCTCGGATTGATAAATTAGATTTTCGAATTACAGATCAATTAAATTACATTAAGAGCAAATCTGCTCAGGATTATTAATTAAATGTCTAACCCGTCGAGGGACTTCTAATTTACTATTGCAGACCTATCATCAACTTGGTAGGTCTTTTTTTTGTCTATTTATAAAATATGGCTACTTACCAAGTTAACGTCACCCAATCTTCAACACTATTCACTCCGGATACCCCTGCCGGTACTTCGACGGTATTTGCTGTTACTAACTCCCTAGCAGGAGCTTCTTACTTTAGCTTAGAGACTATTCCAAATAACCAAGGTTTCTATTCTGGATTAGTTCCTAGTATCTCTGGTTCATTTACCTATAATGCAGGTATCTTGAATTTGGTTAATGATGATTATAAAATGTCAGCTGTAGTTGCTCCAGGTGGAGGTGTTATCACTTTTATACCTGCTGTACCTTTAACAGCTTCTACTCTCTGGATGAGAGGGACTTCTTAAGCTTTACTATTTATCAGGGAATATGGCACCGACTAAAGGAAAATCTAAAACCGCCTCCGTTATTGTAAAGATTGCGAAGAAGCAGATTAAGCGCAAAGGCATTCATGCTAAGACTAAAATGTCTAAAATTAAAACCTCTAAAAATTACGTAAAAGTTTCTAGAGGACAAGGTTAACTTGCATCCTTAAGTATTTTTAATTATCTTTACTGTTATGAATAGTAGATGGAGGATTATTGCAATCCAACCTGATAAGTGTATAGTAGGTGTATGGAGGTTATCGGATGATAAAAAATTCTTCCTCGGTGATGTAACACCCTACGGTCCTATAGGGAAATTTAGTGTTCACCAAGGGTCTATTCAAGTAGAATTAGGACTTAGCAGTGTTCATGGTATTAAGGAGATTCATCGAGCAACCCTCAAGTATTTGGAAGAGTTACCTTAAGTTCTTTTCTATAATTTGACGCTATTTATATAAAAGCGCTTTTTAAAATGAATAAAGAATTTAATAGAATGTTAAAACTTGCTGGTCTTATGACAGAAGGTTTGTATACAAATCAGATGACTTCTGAGGAACCTGTAATAGAAGCTCCTATGAGTAGGATGACTAGGGGGAGTTTAAAAAAGAAGATTAAAGAGATGATGACTCTCATGCCTGATGGAGATACAGGGGAGATGGTAGGAGAGGGTAGAATGTACTTTCATGTATTGGAGGATGGCGGCTATGGTAATATAGGACACCAAGGCGTTTACCACACTGAAGAAGAAGCACAAAACAGAGCTAATAAATTAGTAGATATGTTCCCTGATTCTTCATTTTATGTTGAAGCTTCAAACAGTGAGAAAGAGCCTTACAATGTTACTGTGGAGGCAGAGACCCTGGGAGAGAAGGCTTATGGTGAAATGAGTAGTTTAGGTGAAGATCATACTATGGTTGCATATCAGATGGCTAAGGAGTTAATTAAACAAGTACCGGAAGCTGCATTAGCGAATAAAGAATTATTTCTTACTATGGTAAAAGCGTTACAGGATGAATTGTATGATTCAGCTGCAGATCGGTTTGGGAATGCAGGTTCTGCTCCTGACGAAGTAGGAGGTATAGAAGAAAATGCTTCTGATATACCTAGTTCTATCTCTAAGTCTTCCGTTGAACTTTTAATTTCAGCTGCAAAAAGAATTATTGGTGCATTAAAGGATGGTGGATTTGAGCAGGAGGATATCTATGATTATATTATGGATAAGGTTAAGACTTTGTCTGTAGATGAAGCTCTTTTTGAAGCTAAGAAAGAAGAAGAAGAGGCTCCTGAAGAGGTTAATATTGATGTTGAGGCTCCTGTAGAAGATACTGCTGATACTACTGTTGATATTAATATGGATGGAACTCCTGATCTCGATACTGGTTCACCGGAGTTTAAAAAGGCATTTACAACTCTGATTGATGCTTACAATGCTGCTAAAGAAATAGGTGATCCTAAATATACTCAAATGCTTGCTAATGCTGTAACTTATTTTAATAAAAATATGATCCTTAAACCAGGTCAACCATAAGCATAATTAAACTTAAAATATTTGGAAAGGATGCCTTATAGTGTCCTTTTCCTATTTATAATATATATGGATCCTAGTTTAGTATTTGGATTATTTCAAGATCCTGAAGATAAGTCAGGTAAAAAAGTTAAAGAGATTTCAGATTTCTCAGACCACCCGTATGTCTTTATGGGAATGTTTACCCGGATTATTTTCAGGGGAGATGTACTCAATGATCAGGTGATTAGGTTTTTTACCGAGATTAATAAAGATTTAGATAAAGTAAATTTAGAACAGCTCAATAAGAGCTTGATTTTTAATAGAGCTTATTCATATCTTTCTCAATTAAATTTAGAAGATTCATTTCACATAGATACACTCTTAGAGAAGGCAGATGATAACTTTTTACAGGCTTGTACTTTAGCTCTAGACCATTTTCTAGAGTTGGAGGAATATGAAAAATGTAGTTTTATAAAAAATATTATAGAATTTATAGAGTTTTCACAAAATAAGTTGCCTTTGTAGTTTTTAGTTCTTATCATCTATACATGGGGTTTGAGAAAGGGGGGAAAAGTTAAAAGAGATATAATAATATGAGATATAGAGATCAAGTAATTAACAAAGTAGAGGTATTAGAAAGTACCTTAAAGGTATTGAGGCAGATTGTTCAAAGACAAGAGCCAATTAAAACATACTTAGAGACTATTGAAAGAGCGGAAGAACAGCTTAACCAAGTTAGACAGTATGTTGAAATGGAGCCGACAACTACTAATGAAGTAGGTGGCTTTTCCGGACAAAGGTAATTATCTTTAGAGTATGAATTTAACAGCAGAACAGATCCAATCTAATTGGGAAGAATTTCTAGGGTATATTGACACCTATATTTCTTCTCCAAGAAAAGAAGACTTGCGTAAGTTTTATGAAGACCGTGTAGATAGGTTTATCTTAATGCCAGCAGCTCATACTACTAAGTATCACAACTGTTTCCCCGGAGGATACATTGAACATGTTAATCGTGTTATTAAAGCTTCCTTACACTTTGCAAAACTTTGGGAGAAGTTCGGCTGTGATATGTCTACCTTTACAATTGAAGAGTTAGTTTTTTCTGCTATGAATCATGATTTAGGGAAAGTGGGGGATAGCCAAAACGATTTGTATTTACCCGGAAAAGATGAATGGAGAAAGAAAAACCTAGGTGAGGTTTACTCCTACAACAATGAGGTTGCTTTTATGACTATCCCGGATAGGTCCTTATTCTTACTTCAGGAAGCTAATATTAGGTATTCTATGAATGAGATGCTTGCTATTAAGACTCACGATGGATTATATGAAGAAGCCAATAAAGCTTACTTAATTTCCAGAATGCCAGAAAGTAGACCTAGGTCAGTAATTGTCTATATTTTACATCAAGCAGACTTAATGGCTTCAGTAGTTGAGATGACAGTCAATCCTACAGAACAACCTAAATCAAAACAGTTCTCAATTTCAAAAGAGACTACTCAGAAGAATCCAGTAACTCACCAACAACAAGCAAAAAACAAAGCGTTATCTAATATCCAGAGTGATGGTTTAAAAAATGCAATGTCTAATTTCTTTACAGACTAATGACGATATTAATTACTATATTGAGTTTAGCAGTATGTGTATTAGGTTATACAACTTATAACCTACTCCGTAAAAATGAAAAGCAGGAAGATGTTTTAACTGCTTACTTACTGTATATGGATAACTTATCCAAGATTATTGAACACAGTGAGCAACAACTTCAAAAAATTGACAGCAAAGGTACATTCCAGAGTGATGATGAGATCGGTTGGTTCTTCGAGCAAATAAAGGTTATTCAAAGTAGATTAAATAACTTTAAATTGACCGATGACCGAGAAGAAAAATAAAAATTACTTTACCCACGATACTCAACTTGCAATAGTTAAATATGTGCACACTGAGGATTATGCAGAACGTAATAAGATTTATAGAGAAGAGATTCACTATGCATTGTATAAACTAACACAGAACTTAATTCATACTTTTAAATTCTACTACACTGAGGAAACAAACTTAGAAGACCTTCAGCACGAAGTAATTACCTTCCTACTAACTAAACTAGATCGCTTCAATCCTGAGAATGGAGCTAAAGCGTATTCTTATTTCGGAACAGTAGCTAAAAGATACCTAATTGCTTCTAATCAAAAGAATTATAAGAAGAGGTTAGAGTTACTCTCCTTAGATACTTTAAATACTGAACAGGAAGACGGTGAGGTTGTTTATGGAGACGTATTAGATGTAAATGGGGTACAGGCTGACACTCAAGTGTACCATCCGGTAGATGAAGTGTCTGAGTTCTTAGACATCTACGTGGAGCATTGTACAGATAACATCTACGAGTTATTCCCTAAAGATGAAGATGCACAGATTGCAGATGCTATTCTCGAATTATTCAGAAAAAGAGAACATATAACAATCTTTAATAAGAAAGCTCTTTACATTTATATAAGGGAGATTATCGACGTTAAGACGCCTAGAATCACAAAAGTAGCTAACGAACTAGGGGATCTCTATAAGAAACAGTATGCATTCTATGTAGAGAACGGGTACGCAGACTTCTAAACTGTACTACTTTCTATTTATAAAAAATAGATTAACCATGAGTTTAGATAAATTAATTTTTAAAAATAAGAAATTCGCAGACCTTCTAGAGGAGATTTACGACAATCAGAAGAAGAAAGAAAAGCAGATTTCAACTCTTATCTCTGAGTTACGTCCTTTAATTGAAGATACCGGAGATGCAACTTTGATAGTACCTCTTATTAAAGAGTACTTAGAGATCGGAGTTAAGAATGATGACCAACTTGTAAAGGTTGCAACAATCATCCAACGTATATTCCAGAATCAAGACTCCGCTACTGACTCGTTCGGGATTACCGATGAAGAAAGGGAGCAGTTACTAAAAGAGATTAACAATATAAAAGAAGATAAGTAATGGCAAAATTTGGCTTTGGAGCTCTAGATGGTAGTTTTAATAATAGCACCTCCGGTACTAGTAAAACCCTTGATGCATTAAAGTTAGCAAACTTAAATTCGACCGGGAGAGTACTTAGTGTCGTACTTGACGACTCTCATCCAAAGTATAAAGAATTAGGTGGGCCAAAAGCTATCGGTGCAGTTGAGATAATTGACCTCTCTGGAGGTACAGGAGACTACTCTACAGTATCTGAAAATCAAAACTATAAAGTTGCTTACCCATTACAGCCCGGTATTAAGAACTACCCGCTCGTAAATGAGGTTGTCTACTTAGTATCACAGCCGACAAAGAAAATAATGCAGAGGAATTCAGCAAAAGCACTATACTACATTAGTGTAGTTAATCTTTGGAATCACCCACATCATAACGCTATCCCATATTCTGCAGGATCTTTAACCCCTGAGAATTCTAAAAATTACCAGGACTCTGCTTTAGGAAGTACAAATAAATTAACAGATACTTCAGGTACAATTAGGTTTGGCAAATACTTTAAAGAACGTTCAGATATCTATCCACTACAGCCTTTCGAAGGAGATTTAATTTACGAAGGAAGGTGGGGCAATAGTATTAGGTTGAGCGGTACAGCTCCTGATAAAAACCCCTGGTCCACTGTGGGCACCCAAGGAGACGCTATAACAATTATTAGGAACGGTCAAACAGATAACCCTACTAAGAATGGATGGGATTTTACAGTAGAAGATATTAACACAGATGCATCTTCTATCTACTTAACAACAACTCAAAAAGTACCGCTACTAGCAAATACAAATTACTTTAGTTATAAATCGAATCCCCCTACCCTACCTGATGAATACACGGGCAAGCAGGTAATTATAAACTCTGGAAGGCTGGTCTTTAATACAACAGAAGATCACCTATTATTAAGTTCAGCAAAAAGTATCAGTTTAAGTTCTGCAGGAACAGTTAACATAGATGCTTCTGAAATGATAATTCAAACTAGTAAAATATACTTAGGATCTAAATCTGCAAAAGAACCTTTACTCCTTGGAGATACAACAGTAGAGTTACTAAAGACAATGATTGACGTGCTTAAAGAACTAGTAACAGCCTCTCTAAAAGCATCTAATTCAGGCGGCCCAATACCAAGTCTAAATAAAAAAGCACCTGCATTACTGAAAAAACTTTTAACATTAAATCCAGATCTTCTTAAATCTAATTCTAATTTTACAGTATAATGACCCCAGAAGAATTAGAAAAACAAAGGAAGCAAGAAGCAGCTAAAAGAGACGCTGTTAATAAGAAGTTAAAACTCCAAAGAGCTTTAGCTACTGCAACCGTCGTTGCGACTGCAACACAGTTAGCACCTCTGGATAGGATTAACCAAACAATCAATAGTAAGGTTGCAGATTTACAAGATAAAGCAATATCAACTTTACTATCTTTAGCGTCCCAACTAGGAATAGAAGGATTAGATACTGCTAACCCAACCCTGCCAAATATATGCCCTCCACAGAGTATCCTAGATAGAGCATTACAGATACGTAATTCTTTAGGAACAGATATTGAAAATACTGCAAAGTATGTTGATACCATAAATGCATCTTTAACAATACTAACTCCAATTGTAAATGGAACAGTTACATCTTTAGACGCTTTAACTTTACTAAAGACTGCTACATCAGTAGCTGCTAAGCTAGCTCCAACATTACCCGGAGCAGTTACAGCTTTAATAAGTGATTTAGATGACATTAAAACATCAATCACATTCAAATCAGACGGAACACCTAAACTCCCGGAATTAAAAAGAGCTTTAGCTCTAGGTAGTGAATACACCTCTGATGCAGCAAAAATACTTCAAACAATTTTAATAGTGTTAGACGTAGTTGACCTTGTATTAGTGAAGTGTGGTAAGAAACCTAACGCACTAGGAGCAAACACTAGTAAACTTCTAGATACCATAAAATTAGCAGCTACCTCTATTATCGATTTGACCTATAAAGGTTTTACTTTTGAGATCGTAGAGAAACCGTTTAGCCCAACTCTAAAGCAAAAAATAGGTCAAGCTAAGAATAGTCAAGGAATCGTTTTACTACAAACGGAACCATCCTTCACAACAGACCCTCAAGTCCTTGTTAATGAATTAAAACTCATTATAGATAGGGATAACCTAAAAGCCAATTAAGAAATATTTATAAAAGATGGATACCAAAGTATTTAAAAAACTCATCAAAGAAGCCGTAAGAGAAGCTATTCAAGAAGAATTAAAGGAAATTCTACTAGAAGCAGTACGTGCCCCTAAAACAATCATTCAGGAGAGCTACTCAGCCCCTGTACCAGTTTTTACTCAACCAATAGTAGCCAGTATTAATGCAAGAGATAAATACAAAGAACTACTAGGTGAAATGATGGAATCAAAAAATGGAAACATTTCAATGACCTCAAACGACGCCATGTCTTTCGGAGCACAGCCTGGATACAGACCACCTGCAACAATAAATACTGCCGGTGAAGGATCAGCACTACCTGCAGGAGAAGTTAACCTAGACCAAATTATGGGTCTTATTAAGAAGAAGTAATGGCATTTGATGCAAAGAAGATATTCCCAATAGATAAGAAACCTTCAGTCGCTGTAGGAGTCGGAATACCCTTTGCTGCACCCGCTGTTTTTACCTCCACCTATACTACTCAACAAGCTATTAAAAACAACCTGATTAACTTCTTTTTAACCGGGACCGGGCAGAGGTATTTAAATCCAACGTTCGGAGCAGGGTTACAAGTTTATATTTTTGAGCAATTAAACAATAATACAGATGCAGCTTTAGAGCAAGACATCCAAAGTATTATAAGTGAGTTTTTTCCGAGTGTTATTGTTGAAAATTTAACGATAACTGGCAACCCTGATACAAATCAAATTACAGTTGCATTAAAATATTCAATTAAAGATACAGGTACAATAGATAGCTTACAAATATCATTCAACTAAAATGGCAATTAAAAGAGACATAAAGTATTTAAATAAAGATTTTAGCACACTAAGGGCTTCCTTAATTGACTATGCTAAAACTTATTTCCCTACAACCTATAACGATTTCAGTCCGTCATCTCCTGGGATGATGTTTATGGAAATGGCAGCATACGTAGGGGACGTTATGTCATTTTACTTAGATAACCAAATTCAAGAAACATACTTACAGTATGCTCGTCAGACAGATAACCTATTTGAATTAGCATACATGTTCGGGTACAAACCAAATGTAACAGGTGTTGCTACTACAACCATTGATTTCTACCAACAAATACCATCTAAATCATCTGCAAGTGTCTACATACCTGATTTTGACTATACCTTATTAATTGCTGAAAACGCAGTTGTATCTTCAACCTCTAACAGCGAAGTTAAATTTTTAATTCAAGACAGCGTAGACTTTTCAGTATCTTCATCACAAGATCCAACTGAGGTTACAATCTTCCAAACAGCAGGAGTAAATCCAGTTAGCTACCTTTTGAAAAAAAGCAGACAAGCAATTTCTGCCACAGTCAATTCCAGCGCCCTAACCTTCACTAGCCCAGTACAATTTGATACACGGTTAATTAACGTAGATAAGATTGTTGGAATTTTAGATGCTACAGATAGTGATGGTAATAATTGGTACGAAGTAGATTATTTAGCACAAGATGCGATTTACTCTGGTATTAAAAATACAAACCCTAATGACCCTAACCGGTCAATTGATAATGCAGATACACCATATATTCTACAGTTAGAACAAGTACAGAGAAGGTTTGCAACTAGATTTCTTGACTCAGGATCTCTACAACTACAATTTGGAGCAGGTACCGCAACAGATACAGACGAAACAATTGTACCGAATCCAAACAATGTAGGCCTAGGATTACCCTTCCAACAATCTAAACTAACAACTGCCTACTCACCTACAAACTTTATCTTTACAAAGACGTACGGTATCGCTCCTTCAAATACAACTATTAACGTCAGGTATTTAACAGGAGGCGGAGTAGCTGCAAACGTTCCTTCAAACGACCTAACAGTAATTACAGGAGATATTAGCTTCTTAAACTCAAACCTTAATGCAGCTACAGCTAATACTTACAGAGCGTCTTTAGCAGTAAATAACCCAGATGCAGCAGTTGGAGGTCAAGATGGTGATAGTATTGAAGAGCTTAGACAAAATACACTATCTAATTATCAAACTCAACTACGTAACGTAACCCAAGATGATTACCTAGTAAGATCATTGTCAATGCCTGCTAAATACGGAGTGATCGCTAAAGCATATATTGAACAAACTAAGATTGCTAACTTAGGAATAGGAGAAACACCTACTACATTAGATCTATATGTACTTACATATAACAGCAGTAAAAACCTAGTAATAGCTTCGAATGCACTTAAGCAAAACCTAAACACCTATCTAGCACAATATAGAGTTATAGGAGATTCGGTTAGAGTTAAAGACGCTTTTGTGATTAACATAGGAGTTAATTTTGATATTACTGTTGCTGCAAACTACAATAGTAATGAAGTAATTTTTAATGCTATTACAGCAGTTAGAGAGTATTTTAATATAAATAACTGGCAAATTAACCAACCTATTTTACTTAAAAACTTAAGTCTTCTAATTGATAACATTGACGGAGTACAGACGGTTAAAAATGTTGAGGTTGTTAATTTAACTGGACAAGCGTTAGGATATTCAAACTATTCATACGATACAAAAGGAGCAACTATTGACAACGTGGTATACCCTTCTATTGATCCTATGATCTTTGAAGTTAAGTATCCGAATGTAGACATTAAAGGAAGAGTAGTTTCTCTTTAATTCCTATTTATAACAAATGGCAGTATATAAAATCTTCCCGGAGAAAGACGCTACCCTGTATAGTGAATACCCGAATATGAATTCTGGTATCGATGAAATCATTGAAGCAACCACCGGTACTGCAGTAGATGGAAGTACAGCAACAGTAAGCCGTTTTGTAGTTAAGTACAATCAATCTGAACTTCAAGATGTAATTGCTAATAAAGCAACCGGGTCAATTGCAGCATATTTAAGAGTTTCCATGGCAAAAGTCGAAGGACTAGGTCAAGAAACAACTTTATTTTGTCACCCAATATCTGGGTCATGGCAGAATGGAACAGGTAAGTACCAAGACAGTCCAGCTACAACTAACGGAGTAAGTTGGAACTCTAGAATAACGTCAGGTTCTGGAAACTGGCTGACAGCAGGCTTTGGAACATCTGGAGCTACAGCTTCATTCTCAGCATCAAATCCCGGAGGCGGCAACTGGTATACAAGTTCAGTATATGCGCAAAGTGCTTCTTACCAATATAGAAGTGATTTTGATATCCTACTAAACACAACGAACACAGTAATAGCTTGGTATACAGGTTCACTCACTAACGATGGATTTATTATTAAGCAAGCTGATTCCGCAGAATTCTCAACAGACCCTACTAAAAAGGTTGAATTTAAATACTTCTCAGTAGATACAAATACAATATACCCACCACAATTAGAGATTAGATGGGATGATTACTACTTTAATACTGGATCCTCTACACAGACAATCTTAACAGATCCAGATATAGTTACAACCCTTCCCAATAATACAGGAACATACTATTCGGGATCTATACAGAGATTTAGAGTTAACGCAAGACCACAATTCCCACCTAGAACATTTACAACAGGTTCTTTTTATACAGTAAACTACTATCTGCCAACAGCTTCTTTCTGGTCTATAAAAGATTTAGATACAAATGAAGTTGTAATTGACTTCGATAGTACCTATACTAAGATTAGTGCTGACTCTAACAGTAATTACTTTGATGTGTACATGACTGGTTTGGAACCCGAAAGGTATTATCAAATACTGCTTAAAACACGTATTGATGGTGCTACAAAGATATTAGATGAAAAGTATTACTTTAAAGTTGTAAATGGATAATGAGTTCGGTAGTTGATCTAAGCAAACAGGTATTTGAAAAACAGCAATACCAGCAAGTTATTGATACCTCATTTACACAGCTTACGCTAGGAGGTATCTCACCAACAGCCACTACTGCTACACCCATACCTACTGTTCAAGAATTTTTTGATAACTACGCACAGCTATTCTACCAAATACCGAAAACAGGTGAGACAAACTCTCATCAATACTTAATAAATCAGAGTAGTGC